GAGGCCGAGACCGCGCCCAACGTACTTGCGCTCGATGGGCGCAAGGTTATTCATCTTGGTCGTGACGTTCTGGCGGTTGTACAGGTCGTACACGGGCTGACCGTAGACCAGACGCTTGGAGACGTCCTGAAGAGACGGGATCGCCTCCTTGCGCTTCGTCTGGAAGGTGTTGTACCAGCGGCCCTGGTCGGGGTTGTGGATGGCCGACTGGTCCATCTGGACGTCTTGCTGAGCAAAATTCTTGTTCATAATTTCTACTTTGCGAACAGGCTTCGTGGTTGGCGGCGAATCCACCTCGGCATCGTCGTTGCTGAGGCGCTGGCCGGCAAACACAAGACCAACAACGGCTGCGAGCGCCAGGGGGTCCATATTATTACTTGTAAATATTTTACTTTTTTCCGTAGCGCTGCTGGAAACGCAGGTTCTGGTTGGCGGCGTAGGTCGAGGCGGCGTCATCGGTCCAGACACGGACCGGCATGGAGATGTACTGGTTCGGGAAATCGTAGGGCATCTCCGTGTACGTCTTGCGGCGAGCGGTTGTGGGCTCCTCGCGCAGATCGCTCTCAATGTCCACAAGCTCGGCGATGAATTGCTGAGTGAAGACGCCGTCCTCCAGCGTCCGAAGCCCCGGCTGAAGATTATTCGGCATTTATATAGTCTAAGAATTTCTTCCGTTGCCACCACGCATCTGGACATTCTCCGGAAAGTGGGTGCGCCCCATGAAACCCTCGTCTGGTGCGCAAAACTCGGGGCCGCTGCCATCCTTGCAAAACGGCGCATTCTTTTTGCCGTGCATCGCCTCGGCAAAGCCCGTCTGGTCACTGGGAATGGTGGTCACCGGCATCGAGTAGAAACGAGAGGAGGCGTCGTACTGGTACAGCTTTTTCTCGAGGCCAAGGCGCTGGTCGAACGGGTGAATCGCCGCCCACTTGTCGTTGACGTCATCAGCCACGTCAGTTGACCACGCGGCGCTCGGGCGGTCCGGGCGGTCCACGTAGTCCGTCAGAAGCACGTTGCCCATCGAGTTGTCCACAGTCGGCCTGATAAAGCCCAGGCCTGGGAGCGTGAAGCCCTCGGGGACGCCCGAGATGATCAAGCCACGGCTATTCATATAGTAGAGGACGCCCAAGACGAGTGCGCCCAGAGCAAACACGCGGGGGTCGCGCTGGATCAGATAGATGATGCAAGATGCGTAGATGATGAAACGTGCGGTGGCGTTCACACGGTCCTTGGCCGACTGGTTGGATTTTGGCCAAAATTCCAGCAACTTGTCAGATCTGAAGATCTCTTCCATTACTTACTTGCGAGATTTCTTTTTCTTGGCCGAAGCAGGAGGCGCCTGTGGGCCGCCCAAAAGGTTCGCAAGCCCACCGGCGCCGCCGCCGCCACCCATCATCTGAGCAATCAAGCTATTCATACCGGACATGAGCGCCTTTTCGTTGATCTCGCCACCGGCCTGCGCATTCTCGGCACACTTGGCCGCCACCCCCTCGATGGCCGCCAGAGTCTCCGGCGGGAACATCATGATGGTCGTGCCGAGCATGTAGAGCGTCTGAAGGTACTGCCAGATGGCATTCTTCGTCGACTCGGTCAGGTCCGGCTTCCAGATGATCTGAAGGTTCACGTCGCTGACCCACTCGATGTCGCCGCCATTCTCGAGGAAGAATTTCTCATCCTTGGCCATGATCTTTTCGGCGTGCGGCCCGATGCTCTTCATGAAGCCCTCGAGCGTCGCGCGCGGCCAAGTAGTCTTGGCGATATCGAACGTCGCCTGGTACTTCAAGAGTGTTTTCTCCTCCGGAAAAGTGAGGACGAGCTCGTTAAGGAACTGCTCCATCATGTCATTGAAAGCCTTGACCGTCGTCATATGTACTTTCAACACACGTTTTCTTTAAAATGGTTGAGTCGCGATGCTCTCCCTGTGGCCATTGCCCTTGTACACGATAAAGTAAACGAGCACCGCGACCATGAAGGCGGGCTTGAAGTACGAAGAGTTTTTCAACTTTTCGTTATTCATCTTCGCCTTGATGTAGACGTACCCCATTGTTATGGCCGCTGCAATGACCCCTGCACTGAAGGGATCTCTGAAGTAATGATCCATTTACAATATCTTGCGATTATTTCTCACGTGCGTCATCGAACAGCGTCTCTTCATGCACCTTGGGGGGGTTCAGGGAAGGCGAGACGGCCACCGTCTTGGTGCCGCCAGGCGTCTCTGCTGGGTGGTTCACCGAGCCCGCGGGCGCCGTCGGGTCCGCCCCGCCCTCTGGAGCCATCGGCGCGTCTTGGGGCAGCGGGTCCTCGCCCAGCGGGTCCAGGGGGTCTTCCACAACCTCCTGGACGGGCTCGGCCTCAGCCTCTGGCTCCTCCTCGCCGTCCTCATCGATATCAAAATTGTTGGCGTCCGGCAGAGTCAAGTACGTCTTGAGAATCTCCTCGGTAGGAACCAATGAGTCGATGGCGTCCTTGATGCACTTGATGAAACGACGATTCAGAACCTCATTGCGCTCCGAAATCTTCATCTCGTCACTGATGACGTGCGGGTCATCGTACAGGTCCTTGGCCGCGTTGATGTAACACGTGTGCACAAACACGTCGTTGCCTGGAAGCTTGAGCGAAATCTTTTTGCTCTTGGGGTCGATTCTGATGGCGCTCAGGATCTTGACGTGGATCACAAAGACCGCCGCCAGAAGGTTCGGGAAGAGCGAGTTATTCTTGGAAATTTCGTCAACATGTTTCTTGACCATCGTGTTGCTCCACGTGTGCTTGACGTCCCGAAGCATCTCCTGGAACGTCATCAGCACCTTGTGGCCGTTCGCCTTTTTCTTGGACTCGAGCCAAATCTCCCAGAACGCATCGATCATTACCGGGAGCATCGCGTCACACAGCTTGCTGGTGTACTTGCGCTCCGCCTCGACTAGAACATCCATTACTTTTTGTTTTCTTTTTTTTGAAAAAAAGTGGCGCGCTAGACATCTTCACTCCATGTGACCGACGCCCCCGCGGTAGGGCCAGAGGTTGTGGAATATACACACAAAGATACTATATCCCCTGGATAGACCGAGATGTTGAATGACGTCACGTCGATGGTTGTTGACCCGCCTATGTTTATGGTCGTCGTGAAAAGAGGGACGCCACCGGTGACAGTGATCGCACTGAGATTGCTGCTGACCGCCGACTGGCCAGCCGTGATGGTCACGCCGCTATCAGCCGTGGTGCCGTTAAATGGCACAAAGTTTGTAAACGAAGTCGAAGGGTTTCTCACAATCCTGAGGTTGACGCAACCTTTGGTGCTGCCAGTGTCATTTGCTGAAACAGAAAGTTGACGAATATGACATATAGCGTAGTTGGCAATGCCATTATAGGAGCTTGCGTTTCTGAGGGTGATTATACTCGTCTGCGTTGTCAATCCTATTGAGGCGACCGAAGAGTCTATAGACCCCATAGGTCCTAGTAAAACACGCATCCCCTCGAGAAATTGCCCGACCGACGCGGATTTAACCGCGATGGCGGAAGTGTTTGTAGTATTTCGCGCCTCGAAACCTATAGGCATGGTTGGGTTGCGAAAAACTGGCGTTGTGAGCGTCCCTGCATTTTTCATCTCGTGCACAAGTACCCATCGACCATCGGCATCGTTAAGAACATAGTAAAATATATTTCCTCCACCAAGATATTGAAACTTAATTTGAAAAACATTTAATTTTGTAGGATCCAGAACTTTGCCAGACGGGGTTCCACCGAGCATGGTATCGGTGTTCCAAGAGCTTTGCGGTGTCCACGTGTCAACCCCGTTCCGTCTCCACAACACCCCGAAACTGTTGCCATTGTACCCGAAACCCAGAGCGTCCACCGCCCCTATGATGCCTGCAATTTGAGTGGAGCCGGCGAGGCCCGAAGTGAACATTGCGGTAAAGCGGGACATGCTCCCCTGACCAGGGCGATACTTGACATAATTCTTTGTAAACAGTTGTGCAACTGAATTTATCTGAGCACCTGTAGTCAGCACGGCCAGCCCCCCAGAGTTGGCGACTGTTGCGCTATTGCTCGTGACGTTGCTCGTCAGCGTCGCTGGAATTCCGTAGACAAAGTCCAGTTGGCACGTAGGGTGCGATTCAGCTGTTGAAATCTCACCAAAGGCTGTAGAGGGGCCAGTGATGCTGACGGCTTCCAGCGGAATATAAGTCATTGCTATATATATAGATGAAAAGAGTTTGGTGGCTTATGATTTTCTTGGTGGTCATCACGGCCATCCTCCTCTCAGTGCTGCTCACCAGCGTGCCCAAGGTGGCTCAGGAGCAGGAGCGTTACTATGACTGCCGGGGGTGTCAGTTTATGTCGGACAAGGACCGCGCCAACTCCAATGACCCGGCATGGAACGCTCTGGCGCGCAAGGACCATGGGTACTGCGGGCGCAAGGACGGTATGGGCTGCCCAAATTTTTGTTGCTGAATTATAAATGAGAATTAGTTACCGGGGTGCTGTGGCTCTTGGGGAACTCGTCGTTTTGCCGGTGCACACCCCCCCTTCCATACGCAGGAAATGGATATCCGATGTGGAGTATTATCTGAAAAACGTCAAACTGAATGCTCGGCAACGCGCCCGCCTTTCAGGGCTTTTGCGCCTCGCCAAGTTGGTCCAGGGGCGACGCGTTTTTCCTTATGGAATGTACGAAAATGACGGAACTCCGGCGAGCCGCGGCGGCAAGCTCTTGCGCGGTATGCCTTTCGGTACTTGGTACTTGCGGCCCAAGGGCAAGCCTTTCGGCAAACCCCCCAGTTGCAAGAAAGTTAAATGCCGCTCCTAATCCGCTTGGCGGTTTTCTGTAGGTTGGCGAGACTTGGCAGGATGTCATCGCCGTGATCGATAATCTCGTCGATTTCAGGGCACGTCTTCCACGTCACCTGAAAGTCGACAACCCCGACCTGCATCACCGTGTAACCGAGCCGCCGGAGTTGACGCTCGAGGTACTTGACGGCGTGCGGGATGTTGTAAGGCGGGTATCCGATGACCATCGGCGGCACGGACACTATGACGAACCGAATGTTGCGTTCACATGCTGAACGAATTTTACGACACATTTGTTCGAGAATCGTTCGGTAGGTGTTTTTGCGCACCTGGGCGCGCTCGTGCTCCTTTTTTGCAATTTCTTTTGCAGAAATCATTACTTTAGAACGGCACTTCTTTTGCAGGCAGATCACGCGATCCCTTGATGTAGTTCTGCAGTTCCTGGTCAAACGACTTTTGAATTTCCTGGTATTCGCGGTACTTGGGGCCTGTGTACGCCGCCAGGCCGGGGGCGAGTTCCGGGTGGGCTGCAGGCGTCATCGAGAGGATGCTGGCACCCTCGTCGCCCACCTGGGCCTGAATGTCCAGCTGCTCGCCCGAGTACTTGTCCGTGTTGTAGAACATCATACGCGTATTCACGACTTCACCGCCCTGAAAGGACGTGACGGGGTTGATGAAGACGGTCTCGATGGGCATGAGGTTCGGCGACTTGGCCTGCACCGCCTCGATGATATTCTCAATCTGTAGACGGGGCAAGGGGGTCACCGCTGAGGCGCCCTCCACCTTAGCGGCCTCGGTGAAAGTCTCGCGCCCGTTGAATGTGAGAAAGGCTATGATCACCAGGAGCAGCACGATCACGAGACTTTTCATTAATATGTCGCGTCAAAAAAAATTCAAGAAAACAATTATAATTATTATGGCCCTACTGGTGTACAGTGATCGATGCCACCACTGTGTTGACATTATAGCTTACATCAAGACCCAGCCAGCCCTCTTGCAGATCCTGCGCTTCCACAACATCAATACAAACGGGCTGCCGTCCAAGCGCATCGAGCGCGTCCCGACCCTCGTCACCAACGAGGGGCACATGCTGGTCGGCGCCGAGGTCCGCAACTGGCTCGAGTCGATGGTGCCCATGGACATCAACTCGTGGTGCTCTGACGGCCTGTGCGTGTCGAACCTAGACGACGAGCAAGATGAGGTGGGCAATTTCTTCGACCTGTCCTTGTACGGCGTGCCCCTCCAGCCGGTCGTCACCCCCGAGTTGCACGACAAAATCAATAAAAAGGTGAACGAAGCGTACTCTGATATAAAGAGGTGAAGCGGAAAGACACCTAGGATGCACCTGAAGACTATTCAGGCGAGCGCCATTAGGTCAGTGTTCGAGGTACTTAAAGATATTATCAACGACGTCAATATCTACTTCACGCGTACTGGGGTTAGGATCCTGTCCCTCGATACAGCTCGCGTGACGCTCATCAACATGCACCTCGGTGCCGAAAACTTTGAGGAATACGACTGTCCGAACGAAATCACAGCCGGTCTGAACATCGGCAACACGCACAAGCTGCTCAAGACGGTGAGCAACAACGACACGCTCACGATCAACATCGAGAATCGCGACTTTATGGAGCTCATCATCGAGAATACCGTCAAAAAGTCGGTGACCAAGTTCAGCCTCAAGCTGCTCGACATCAACGACGACATCCTCGAGGTGCCTGAAATTGCGATGGACGTGCTGACCACCATCCCCTCGGTCGACTTTCAGCGCATCACGCGCGACATGGGCAACCTCTCGGACTACATCAGCATCTTCCGAGACGGCACGACCCTCGAGCTGAGCTGCCTGGGCGACTTTGCCAACCAGAAGACGGTCATAGAGTACCCGGAGGAGGTGGCCAGGACCGGAAATATGTTCAGCCTCAAGTACATCAATATGTTCACCAAGGCGACCGGGATGTGCGCAAGCGTCCAGATCATGCAAGACTCGACCAGCTGTGACATGCCCGTGATCTTCCGGTACACGATCGCAAACCTGGGTGACATCAAGTTCTACTTGGCGCCGACGGTCGACTCGGCAGTCTGACCGAAGATGTTGGTCACGCGAAGCACGCCTTGGCGCGGAACGAGCAGAATCTTGCGAAGAAACTCGAACGAAAACGAGAGCCCCGTCCCGAGCTTGACGGTCGGCTCGACAAACCACCCGTGCTTGTGCTCGCCCGTGAGTATGAGCGGGTCCACATCCCCGTCCTGTCTGGGGCCAGCCTGTTCACGCCACTCGGTCGTGATGTCCTGGTCGCCAAACGTGACGCTCTTGATGGGCATGACGAAGCGCGACGCGCCAAAGTTGGGCGGCCACTGCTCGAGCTGGGCCGTCACGTACTTGTAGACCCGGCCGTTGTACACATACTCGACCAGTACCGGACCGCACACCTCGGCAGCCCCCTCCCTACACTGGACCAAACTATTGCCAACAATTTTGAAAATGTTTTTTATAAAAAAGTTTTGAGTTCTAACTTTGACCCATATGTCCATGAGCTTTAAGAATAGTTTCTCCATATATAATTAGAGGACCCAAGTCTTTAATGGAGGCTAGGTATAATGAGCGCCTTAGGGAGTTCCAAGCGAGAATGAAGGACGGGGACTCGCGGGCCGAGCAAGAGATGTACGACTATATGGCGCAGTGCATGCCCTTCCTGGCCATGTACAATGACGACGCGGCTCCCGAGGAGAGCTCGGCCAAGACCGTCGCCAACCTGCAGATCAAGTGCAAGAAAGGCGTGCAACGCCACGACATCTTCAACAAGTACTTGCAGACCGTCGAGAATGAAAACGTCGCCATGCCCAAGGTGGACCACGTGTTCAACGCTTGCCCCAACTGCAAAAAAAAATTTACAAAAGTTTTCGATCCAGTGACCAGTGAGGAGGCTTGCGGCGAGTGCGGCTTTACCGACTTTATCCTGTGCGAAGAGGTGGGTTTCAAGGAGGAGCAAGACATGGAAAAGAATATAGTGTACACCTACAAGCGCGAGAACCACCTCAACGAGTGGATCAGCCAGTTCCAAGCCAAGGAGACGACGAGTGTGCCGCCCGAGCTCATCGAGAGCCTGCAGGTCGAGTTCAAGAAACAGCGCGTCAAGGAGCTCACGGACATTACCCACGAAAAGGTCCGGGCCCTCCTGAAAAAACTTGGGAAAAACAAATACTACGAGCACGCTCCTTACATCACGACAATTCTCAACGGGATACAACCACCCACGATGCCGCAGTCCTTGGAGGACCGCTTGCGACTCATGTTCTACCAGGTCCAAAAGCCTTTTGAGAAACATCGTCCCAAGGGGAGAAAAAACTTTTTAAGTTATTCTTATATTTTGTACAAGTTCTGTGAGCTGCTTGGAGAGGATGAGTACCTCCCGTGCTTCCCGCTGCTCAAGTCAAAAGAGAAACTGTACGTCCAAGACTCGATGTGGAAATTAATTTGTCAAGAACTTTCTTGGCAGTTTATTAAAACCGTATAGCACCACCAGTATCACTATGGTCCAGCCAACCACGTGATCCACGCGATTCATCACGTCTATCTGAGACTGGGGCAGAGTCTCGAACTCTCGCTTGTACTCGTCCGGCTTAAAGGGCAGCCAGACCATGCGGCCGAACGGCACGACCGTCGGCTGGAGCTTGTCGCGGCAGTCGTATGTGTAGTCGTACCACGCCATGGCGATGTAAGGCGCCCAGAGCAGGAAGGCCAGGACCCACAGATTCTTGTGCGGCAAGAACCAATAGCCCCCTGCAATGCACATGGTGAACAAGACGCACTTGATGTTGAAGGCGAAGGGTCTATTGGGGAAAATACCGCCTGCCATTCTTATAATATGACCCGTTATTTTTGCCAGCCACCTTGAGGAGTGCGTTGGCACCGCCCACCAGGTTGGTGATTTCCGCGCGGGTCAGAGCCCGTGCTGGTGGCAAACCACGGGTCAAAGTCCGCATCGCTTCCCTCTCATTCATCAGATTCGCGATTGCGTTTTTCAAGGCGGTCTCGAGCTTTTTCTTGGCCACACGCTTCTGTGCTGGCGTACCGAGCACCGACTGGAAGGTAAGCCGTCTGCGCGTTTCTTCATTCATCTCCGGCAGTCTCTTTTTCATTTACTGTTTGCAAACATTCTATTTCTAGTGTGGGTCCAAAGTTGATGAGCACGCCCTTGGGCAAGTTCAAGAGCTTCATATAGTTGCGGCACTGCCAGCGATTCTCGTCCTTTAGCTTGGTGGTTGCTTTGAGCTCCACGACCGTGTCACCGACTATGAGATCGGCTCTGAGGTTGCCGATGTTTCTGTTTTTGAAAAACAAAAGAATAATTCTTTCTGTTTCGTATTTTACACCACGCTCTCTGAGACCGACCTCAAAGGCGTTGTGGTACACTCGCTCCGAAAACCCTGGACCAAGTTCCTGCCATATTTCCTTGGCGATTTCACCGATTTCCATTGCTGCTATTATTATTGCTGTTGCTGTTTATTAGGCTAAAATTCCCCTTTTTAACTCGAACTATCGTATTTATGGCCCGAGTCCAGTTGATGTTGTTCGGATTGTTCCTCACGTGAGGACGCACCAGTTCGTTGACGGCGCGGTGGCGGTGCCCGCCATTGCGTACGGCTCTAAGGTGCAGCAAGATCGAGTTGGCAAAAGTACCTGCAATAAGATTTGGTATTTTATAGTGTCTCGACAAATCGTTGATCCAATCGTCCTTGTTATTTTCGGACATGGGTAGGAGTGCCCTATATGCCAGATTACGGGCCCTAAAAGGGGCTGGGCGAGGTGTGCGTCTCCGAGCACCCCCGTTGCTGATCTCTCGGCGAGCCAACCAACCATACATTTGTTATTTAGAGGGGAAAAAAACTGTTTGTTAAATGTTATGGGACTTTCATGTGGTCTTGGGTTGCGTCATAGAACAAAAAATAACTTTTGAAATTATGTTTTGGTCTGTGGCTGCCGACATCCCCATGCTACTTGCGTTTGGTCCATGGGCTGATTGGGACGAGGTTAAATTTTACAAACTCTATTACTATTGTTATGTTCTGCCGCACTCACTGTGGATGCTGTTCCTCGTGCCAGCTCGCTGGCGGCTCTTGTACGCGCTGCACATCATCATGGACGTGCCGAGTCACACGGGCGAGTGGTCGGTAAAGCCGCTCACGCCGGTGTTGGACTGGCCGGTCCCGGGCTTTTACGACGCGTGGCGGGTTTAGCGCTTCATGAATTTCTCGCGGATCCAGCGCATGTCGCGCTTGTAGATGCGCGAGGCGGTGGGCAGGGTGCGCTTGGTCAGCGTGCCGATCGCGCTGAGGCGGCGGAAGATGGTCAGGGGGTTCTCGCGGCCGTTCTTGACCGCGCGCATGAGGGCACGCTCACGGGCCGTGCGCGACTCCACCGGGTGGTAGCCGTACTTGGTGAGCATGCCGCCCTTGAGCTTGCCGATGAGCTTGGGGCCCTTACCGGCCGCGCCGACGTCAGGGACGGGCGTGGCGCGCACGCGGTACGTGCGCGTCTTGACCTTGTAGGTATAGCCGGAGCGCTTGCTGGTGGGCTTGACGCGGATGACTGTCGCCTTGCGTGTGGCTGTGTAAGCGTTGCGAAGGATGGCTTTCATAACTGGCTGTTACCATAAAGAAACATTTTTAGTTTTGTTTTGCTGTCTGCTGCAAAGTCATAGATGTCTACTCCGTCGCAGTCAATGTCCTTGAAGGGTACATCGTACATGTGGCGCATGCTCTGGATGCTGCTCAGGATGGTGAAGGCGTACGACTTGAAGTCCTTGACGTCGTACCTGGAGGCGTAGGCTAGCTTCATACAAAAAACATCATCTCTTTTCTTTCCCATGAAGGGGGCTCCGGGCATTTCCTCGGTCGTTCCACCATCCATAAAGTGCCACTCGCCGATGCGGACGGTGCTCACGAGGAACGGCACCGCCACGGACGCCGTCACCGCCTGACACACGCTCATCTCGGGTGCATTGTCGACTGAAAAGTACATGGTCCGCGTGAGGTCCACACAAAAGGCTGACACGTGGAGCTTTATCGGGTTCCACTCGTACAGTTCTTTGAACGTCACGTCAGGCTTACCGAGGTATTTCTCACATATCGAAGAAATAACCTTTGAAAGTTTCTCATGGGGCACAAGACCAAACTGTTTTAAAAGAGTTTTTAAATTTACTTTCATAATCTGTTTCACGGGAGCTTGGAGGGCAAAGTCCAGCATGTCTGAACAGTCACCCTTGGACGCGAGAAATAGAAAGGCGAGGAGTGACCCTGCGCTGGCGCCGCTAATCTCTTCGAGATCATCGAGCCTGCCAGAGTCTTTTAGTTTAGTGAGATAACCCAGATATATAAAGAAACCCATGGCCCCAGGGCCAATCATGAGGTTCCTCATCTAATAGTAGCGAGGGAAAGCTGAGCGCAGGAAAGCGAACAGGATCGCAAAGATCAGGGTGTGCACGCCCAGGGCGGACAGCGCCTTGGAGCTGCCAGCCGGCAGGGTGACCAGCACGCCTGGGGTCAGCGCCACGAAGAGCAGGGCCGGGACCAGCAGGTCGGCGGTGGTCACGCTGCGCTTCAGCACGTACTTGTAGATGACAAACAGCGCCAGTGCCAGCACGACGGCGTGCACATAAAGAGCATTCTTGCCGCCAACGGCCAGGAGCAGGCCTGGAGACAGGACGGCGAAGAGCAGGGCGGGGGTCAGGACCTTGGGGGAGGTGACGTCGATCATTTATATTTATCATACATAAAATTGCAGAACTGGTTGAAGGTTCCTGGAGGCTCGAGATACTGAGACTCGTGAGCCTCCCTGATACTCATCCACTTGTCGAGGAGGTGTTCACTGTGCCAGTCCTCCCAGTCCTCCTGAGTAAACCCGTGGAAGGGGTCGTTTTCAAGCTCCTCTGAGGAGTCGGGTCCGATGTCCTCGGCAAGGTAGGCATCACGCGAGTACTCGTCGTTGAAACCCATTTCTACTTACTTGTTACTCGGATGAAACCTTTAGACCGTGCACGCTGATAACCTCATTCTCCTTGGGCTCTGGCGCCGAGTCGAGGATCGCCTGAGTGGCCCCCTCCACTCGCGCGAGATCCCCTCCAAAATACGAGGAAAGACCCTTGTTGATCATACCCATCACCGGCTTGGAGATGGTCTGCTTGGTCGTCTTTTTCTTAAGGTTAACCTTAACCTTGTCACGGACATTCACAGTGTCAATCTCCGCCTGTTTCATATCGGTTTTAAGCAATTCGCGAAGCTCCTTTTCACGCTTAGTGAGGACAGAGGTATCTTTGCGAATGGCGGCGAGCTGCGCCTTGAGGGAGATCCACTCGCTCATGCGCTGCTTGAAGGCTTCATTAATGCCGGCCATTTACTATGTTATAATGTTAAATCTTTATTGGTACTCGAAGTCAATCTCGAACTTAGGGCGCATGGTGTCTGGGGGGATGGTGGACAGGTTGAAGATGGAGACCGACTCGCGGGGGTTGATGGGCTCGCTGCGGATCTGGCGGTTGGCGTTGCGCATCACGCCGCCCAGCGTCTCCGGGTAGCCGATCTGCGAGCGGGGGTCCAGGAAGTTCTGGCCGCTGAGCACATTGTCCGGCGAGAATGCGCCAAAGTCCTCGTTGACCGACACCTCGCTGGGGATCAGGCCAGAGCCGGACACGTCGACCGGGCCGACGCCGCTGCCCACATCGGTGGCCGCAAGGTCACTTTGGGCATTCTTGCCTGCTGCCGGCTGGTTGCTGCCTGATGGGCCCTCGAAGTACGAGCGTCTCGAGCCCTGGGGGAAGAAAATCAGGAATGCGATGACCACGAGCAGAGCGATTATGATCATGCCCCGGCGACTGACACTCATTTATTATTAAGTGCCGACAATTTTTTTTAGTCCAGATAGTCTGCTGGATCCGGCTCATCATCCTCTGGGCTGTCCTTGAAAAGGTACTCCTTGGTGAAGACTGGCCGAGCCGCCCCGCGGACACGGACCTGAATCACGCGCCATATGGGGCCGAAGGATTTCTTAAGGAACCAGAGGCCCGCCAGCTCGAGCAGAACGTCGCACGACGTGCCCGCCTTGACGTCCTGGAGATCGACGGATGCTTTCTTGCTGTCAAAGGCGGTCGTCACAATCTCACCCTTGAGCCGTGCTGGGCTCGCGCTGATGGCGCCGTCCGTCAGCGAGTCCTGGAAGGCGTTCTGGATCGCCTCGTCGCTGAGCTCCTTGCCGAACCAGTCCTGCTTGGACTCTTTAGCCTTGGCCAAGATGCTCTCGTCGGCTGCAGTGATCACGCTCTGCTGAGACTCGGGCACATCGAAGGTCACGCTCGAGCCGGTCAGCGAGTCGCTCAGCTTGACGTTGTTCACCTGGAGCAGAGAGTCGGAAATTTTCAGAAAGTAGCGGCCGTCTGGGAGCTTCACTGGGCGACCGTACTCCATTTACTAACAACAAAAATATATTTTAACAGTAATGGAACGCAACTGCAACCCGTTGTGTCAGTGCACGCCAAGTATATTCGAGCCTGGAAAAACATTTTGCGGATACAGTGACCGTCAGACCGGTTCGACTTTCCCGTGCGACCCCAAGTGCTGCAGGGGTTGCACGGGCGCCCAGCCACCCCTGTCAAACGCCATCAAGCCGTCGAGCGCAACCGTCATGCCTATAGGCTTTGGACCAGCGATGATCTTCGGTGACGGCGATTCCGACTTTAGCTGGGCGTTTCCATTCAAGTCTACAGAGCCCGCCAAGAAACTCATGGCCGACCCTGGGACGTACACGAAAGCAGTCGACATTGAAAGATATCCATTGGTCTTCAGTGCAACGCCATATAAAGAGTTGGATACCTAGGATATCAGTATGGCATCCACTGAGCCCGTTACCCTCGACTTCCTGGCCAAGGAGCTGAAGGCACTGCGCAAGGATATTCGCAAGATTCGCCAGCACCTGGCCGACCCTACGGGCGAGAAGGCTGCTGAGCGTGCCAAGAATAACGGCCTGAACAAGCCGCAGGATGTCACGCCGGCGATGCGCGCCTTCCTGAGCCTGGCTGCCGACGAGAAGATCTCGCGCTCCCAGGTGACGAAGCGCATCAACCAGTACGTGACTGAAAAGGGCCTGAAGAACGGCCAGCAGATTACTCTGGACGCTGCACTGACGGCGCTGCTGGCACCGCCGGCCGACATCAAGGTGACTTTCCTGAACATCCAGCGTTACATCAACCCGCACTACATCAAGGAGGTCAAGCCCGAGGCGGCCGCCAAGGAGCCCGCCAAGCCCAAGGTGGCGCGTCCCAAGGTGGCCAAGGCGTGAAAGACAGTTTAAGAAATATCTACGTGTAATAACATATAATGAGTGACAATGAAGTGGAGGTCCTGGTTGACCCCCCAGAACTCGAGCGTGGTATGCTCTCTGCTCTGGTGGGAACCAAAGTAAATAAAATTGAATTTTATCGTCGTGCATTCACCCATAAATCGGCACTCAAACGATACAAGGGGCTGTCTGGATCATACGAGACGCTCGAGTTTATGGGTGATTCAGTCCTAGGATTTATAATTACCAAACACTTGTTTGACCTTTACGAAAAGGAGCAGGAGGGTTTCCTGACCAAGGCGCGGACCAAGATGGTCCGTGGCAAGACCCTATGCGAGATTGCCAAAGTGCTCAAGCTTGACGAGCACATCCTGATGGACGAAAAGGGCATCAGGAACGGGTGGAACAACAATGCCAACATTCTCGAAGACGTGTTCGAGGCGCTGGTGGGTGCAGTGTACCTCGACATTGGGATGATTGCCGCAAAAAAGTTTATCTTTGATTCTTTTTCAAAAGTTCAGACCAGTCTTCACGATGACAACTACAAGGATCAGCTTATGAGGTGGTGCCAAGCCCTTAAGTTGCCCTTGCCTGATTACAAAATCATGAGTAATGTGAACGGCACGTTCGCCGTGACGGTCTTCGTTGACGACAAAGATTCGGGTTGGGGTTTCGGAACTACTAAGAAAGAGGCTGAACAAAACGCTGCTGAAATAGCACTTAAGACTGAACCTCGATTCAAAGGTAAGGAGCCGCCTAATGGAAAATGGAGAAATACACCCAAAGGTGAAAGCGCTCCTTGATGCCACTTATTTTGAACAGCGTAGTCAGGAGTGGCTTGATCTCCGCGAGAACATGCTCACCGCCAGTGACGCCGCGAGCGCCCTTGGTTCAAACCCTTATGAGAAACCAGACAAACTGTTGATGAAAAAGTGTGGCGCTCACAAGTGGGCTGGTAACGCCGCCACCACTCACGGGACTTTGCTCGAGCCTGTTGCACGTGACCTTTATGATGCTCAATTCTCTAAAAAGACGCACGAGCTGGGGTTGGTTGTGCACCCCAAGTACCCGTTCCTAGGGGGCTCGGCGGACGGCGTCACGGAGGATGGCATCTTGGTCGAGATCAAGTGCCCTTTAAAACGCAAGATTGAGCCCAAGGTGCCGAAGCACTATGTGGCACAGGTCCAGCTCCTTATGGAGATCCTGGACCTCGACGTCTGTGACTTTGTGCAGTACAGACCCGACCCGTACGAGTTTGTGACTGTACGGGTCCAACGCGACCGCAAGTGGTTCGAGGAAGCCTTGCCCGTCATGGAGGCTTTCTGGAACCGCGTATTGGAGGCGCGTGCAAACGGCATGTGTGAGATTGAACCAGAGGCCGAGGCAGTTAACGAAATTGTTTGTGAAATAGTAAGCGAATGAAATGCCTCAAGTGCAGAAACGCGATGGGGATGCTCAAATGCAAAGAATGCTCTGGCAGCTTCTGTTGTGGCTGCATTCAACTTGAGGTGCACACTTGTACTGGCCTGGAGAATAAGAAAAAAAAAGAAAAAGAATTGTTGGCTACTAAACTCCCACTGGTTACCGCTTCAAAGATCGTGAAATTGTGAAGAAAAGAATAGCACCAACCATGGCCACAAGCAGCCAGTCGACCGGCTCCAAGCGCGACTCGTGCATCAGCTTGGCGCCGTATCTGACCCAAGAGGTTTCACCGTTATCGTACTGGTACTTGCGTGCTGGATAAAGACCATCGGGTGCAGGCTTGCTGCCGCCACCGTTGAGGTACATGGCGCCAGCACGGTTCAGGTGCACTGGGTTGTAGTGCTCGTCCATGTCGGAGAGGGCGTCATTGTCATCGGCACGCGACGAGTCAATCTGTGACGTGTAAGTGCCGTCCATCGGGTCTTTATAGAAGCCACCGGTTGGCACACCAAAAGTGTTGGTCGCCGTGTACATGTTGACGCCATCAATCTGTAGGCGGTCGTCAATGAGCGCTGCAGACGCCATTTATATTAGTATCCTTATAAAATTTTAATGCGACTTTTTCCTTGTGCTGTAACCACATGTGGTCCAGGTCTACATTCAACATATAGGCCAACTGGAACAAATAGCTGAAAACGTCGCCCATTTCCGTCTCCACATCCACCCCCCTGTCTTTCTTGAGCCCCGACTTGCGAAACGTCCTCTGGTACTGACGGATCGCGCTCGCCAACTCACCAATCTCCTCGGTGAGCAAAAGCCACACTGCACTCACCGGCGCCTTGTCCCACCCTTTGACTCGGCACAACTGGAACGTCTCGTCACGGTACTGATTCATCTTACGGTTTCATTGGACCATCCGTTTATATGTTCACGGAGCGGACGACATTACGGAAGCGCAGTATAAGCAGAAACACGGCCACGAGCAGCGCGAGCTCCACCGCAAGCATACGCACCGTCTTGTCGTCGCCGTACTTGTAGTTGCTCGAAAAGCGGAGCCCGCGGTCAATCAGAAAAAACACGAGGGAGCCGAGCAGTAGCTCGTCCAAGTGCTTCATAGAGCGAACTTATTATTGGCTGGTATTTTATTGCCATAGGTACTGGTATTCGTGGGGTAGCCCATGGGCGTGGGCAGCTTACCGAGATCGCGCGCATAAATGAGCTGCTGGAGCACGGCGCTGCTGATGGTATTCATCGTCTCGGACACGACGGCCGCATTCATCTTCTGGACCTGCTCCCGAACATTCGTGTAGGGGTTGGACGACAGGTTGAAATACACGCGGCGCATCAAGGCCTGCAGGTCGGCGTCGTTCTGACGGTCGATCTTGTAGCCGGTCTTGTCCTGCACGGCACGGATTATGGCACCGTGAAGGTACTCACGGTTGAACTCGGAAAAGAATGAGTTGCTCAGAGGCGATGCCAGCATATGCGTGCTCATTTACTTTTTAGAGATAAAAAAATAATACTATAGTTTCACAATGAAGGTGGTGAAGAGAAACGGTGACGTGGTGCCCATGCTGTTCGACAAGGTGACCAAGCGCATCGACAAGCTATGCAACGGACTGAGCGTTCACGCCGACAAGGTGGCCCAAAAAGTGTTTTCGAATATGTATGACGGCATCAAGACCAGTGAGATCGATGACCTCAGTGCAGACGTTGCCATCGATATGGTGACCGAACACCCCGACTATGAAACCCTGGCAACCCGCATCATCGTGAGCAATATGCACAAGACGTCGCCCAAGTGCTTCAGCGACGCCATGGTCGGTCTGCACGTGCGTGGCCTGGTCAGTGACTCATTCATGAAGTGCGTGGCCCTCGAGCTCGATGCAGAGATTGACCACAAGCGCGACTATTCCTTTGGATTCTTTGGAATGAAAACTCTTCAAAAGATGTATCTGAACCACGGTGAGACGCCGCAGTACATGTTTATGCGCGTCGCAGTCGGTATTCACGGCGACGACCTAGCGCGCGTCAAGAAAACCTACGAGTTTATGTCCAGCAAGTACTTCATCCACGCGACGCCGACCCTGTTCAACGCCGGCGCCAAGCGTCCCCAGATGTCCTCGTGCTTCCTGCTGGGCATCAAGGATGACAGTGTACCAGGCATCTTTCAAACGATGGAGCAGTGCGCCAACATCTCCAAGTGGTCGGGCGGCATCGGTCTACACGTGCACAACGTCCGCGCCAAGGGGTCGCGCATCGACGGCACAAACGGCCAGTCGGACGGCATCATCCCCATGCTCCGCGTGTTCAATGCGACGGCGCGGTACATCAACCAGGGGGGCCGCCGCAAGGGCTCGATCGCCATCTACCTCGAGCCGTGGCACGCAGACGTCATGGAGTTCCTGGACCTGCGGCTCAACCAAGGCGACGAGGAGGCTCGATGCCGCGACCTCTTCACGGCCCTGTGGATCCCCGACCTCTTCATGCAAAAGGTGGAGGCTGACGAGGACTGGCACCTCATGTGCCCCCGCGAGTCCCCGGGCCTCTCGGACGTCCACAGCGAAGAGTTCAACGAGCTGTACCGGCAGTACGTGGCCCAGGGGCGCTTCCGCAAGGTGGTCAAGGCGCGCACCGTCTGGGACTCGATCCTGCGATCTCAGATCGAGACCGGGACGCCCTATATGCTCTACAAGGACAGCGCCAACGCCAAGTCGAACCAGAAGAATCTGGGCATCATCAAGTCCAGCAACCTGTGCTGCGAGATCTTGGAGCACACCAATCCCGACGAGGTGGCTGTGTGCAACCTGGCGTCCCTGAGCCTGCCAGCCTTTGTGGACGGCCCGGGCAAGTTCAACTACGAGTCACTGCACGCCATCGCGCGACTGGTCACGCGCAACCTGAACCGAGTGATCGACAAGAATTTCTACCCGGTGCCAGAGGCGGAGCACAGCAACAAGCGGCACCGACCCATCGCTATCGGCGTGCAGGGCCTGGCGGACGTCTTCATGATGATGGGGCTGGCTTTCGACTCGCCAGAGGCGCGTGAGATTAACAAGCAGATCTTCGAGACGATTTACCACGGCGCGCTGACCGAGTCCTGCGAGCTCGCGAAAGAGGAGGGGACGTACACGACGTTCCGCGACTCGCCGGCCGATGCCGGCAAGCTCCAGTTTGACCTGTGGGGCGTCACTCCGACGCGCCCAGACTGGGATGCGCTGAAGCACGAAATTCACCTGTGGGGGCTGCGCAACTCGCTGCTCGTGGGGCCGATGCCGACGGCCAGCACCGCACAGATTCTGGGCAACAACGAGGCGTTCGAACCGTACACGACCAACCTGTACTTGCGCCGCACGATGGCTGGCGAGTTTGTGATGATCAACAAGCACCTCGTGCGCGACCTGCAGGCGCTCGGCCTCTGGTCCAAGGAGGTGAAGGACCAGATTATCCGCGACGGCGGGAGCGTCCAGGGGCTGGCGGTCCCGGAGCGCATCAAGGAGATATACAAGACCGCCTGGGAGATGAGTCAGAAGGCGCTCTTGGATATGGCTGCCGATCGCGGCGCTTACATCTGTCAGTCGCAGTCGCTGAATATTTTCATGGAGAATCCGACGCTCGCAAAGCTGTCGAGCATGCACATGTACGGCTGGAAAGCAGGGCTCAAGACGGGCATGTACTATCTGCGGACGCGCGCCAAGGCCAAGCCTATCCAGTTCACGATCGAGCCTGACAAGGTTGAGGCGTGTCGGCGCGACAACCCGGAAGGTTGTTTGATGTGCTCTGGTTAAGGATTTGAACCTTAGGGCACTTAATGCGCAAAACCAAAATCCCAAAAGCACTGAGAGAGCAAGTGTGGCTGACGTGGTGCGGCCACGTCTTTGATCACAAGTGTCTTGTGGAGTGGTGCAGCAACACCATCACGCCCTTTATTTATGAGGTGGGCCACAACATTCCCGAGTCCAAGGGCGGTACGACCAAGATCGACAACCTCAGACCCATCTGCAGCTCGTGCAACAAGAGCATGGGCAACAACTACACAATCGACGAGTTTAGCGAGGTGTCCCAAAGGGGGAGCCAGTTTTTCGAGTGTTTCCGTTTCCGAAAAGGACCAGCTTGACGAATTTCTTGAGGTGCGGCTTGATGTGAGCCTTCACCTCCTCGTGCACGCTGCGCTTTATCATGCGCTTCACGCGATTCTCCACGCCGTACAGACGGTTCACCTGGTTGAACTGGTTCTGGAACGGCCGCAGGAACCGCTGCAGCTCGGAGGCGTTGCCCCAGTTCCCGAGATATTTGCGGTTCGCAAGAGGATAATAGTTTTTGCTATTCATAATCTTCCGAAGCTCCATGCGGTAGAGGCGCTCACGAGCCGACGAGGGGCTCTCTATAACAGTGAACCTACCGACTGTCAAGCCGCGTTTCATTTACTTAAAAGAAAGAAAAGTTTAAAGAATATGAAGTGGTCTGAGCTGGACCTGACCAAGATCGGCACAACGAGCTTTAAGGGCATGCCGCGCTTTTCAGGGCTCAAGTTCCAGATCCCTCGCGGTGTGACGCCGTACGGCCTCGGCGGGTTCAAGTCCATCGATGTGGAGATTGGTGACCCAGAGTTCCTGGACTGGTGGCGAGCGGTCGAGACGACGTTCGCGAATGGCTTTGAGCCGTTCAAGAGCAACCT